CATCGCCTACAATGATATACCCATCTGTTGGATTCAGTCCCGCAATGTCTGCTAGTTGTGCGTCATATGCTTGTACATCAGTTCCTATAGCAACACCTAAATTAGTTCTAGCTGTGCTTGCATTTGCTAAATCAGACAAGTTATTTGCTGTAGCAGCGTAATCACTTGTAGCTGCTGTTGCTATTGTTCCTAGTCCAAGAGAAGTTCTAGCAGTAGCACCAGATTCTAAAACAAAATTGCTACCATCACCAACAATAAAATTACCGTCAGTGGGATTCAACCCTGCTATGTCTGCTAGTTGTGCGTCATATGCTTGTACATCTGTGCCTATAGTTAAACCAAGAGAAGCTCTGACAGTAACACCCGATTCTGTTACAAAGTTACTACCATCACCAACGATAAAATTACCGTCGGTTGGTGTAAGTCCTGCAATGTCAGTCAGTTGAGCATCTGATGATTGATAACCCTGACTATGAAAATAACTAAGAGAGTTCCAAGCAGTAGTGCCGTCTCCCACTTTCATTTTATTAGTGTCAGATTCCCAACCCTGTTCTCCTGCTGCAAGTGTAGGATTATTACTAGACCAGTTGCTAGCAGTGTCTCGTCTTATTTGTATCTGATCAGCCACGTGAGCTTCCTCCGTCATAAACCGCATCAAAAGAGGTTGTTGATGCTAATGAGTTTCCAATGACATTAAAAAAAGTTGTAGTTGAAGCTGTCAACGCCTCACCTATTTTTCTATCCATCTGACCTCTTAGTTCTGTTTTTAAACTAGTAAGGTCAGCCTCTTTTCGGAAACCCGCTCCTCTAATACTTTTATATTTTACTGTTGAATAAAGTGCCATTTATTATCTCTCAGAGAATATCCATCCATATGTTGAATTGTAATATACTAAATTTGTAGCTGCACCATCAACATCTATAGTTAAATCTGCAGCAGTGCCGTCTATATTTGACCCATTTCTTGCTATTGTTATATTGTTTGTTGCTGCATTACTAGCACCATCAATAATAGCAACCTCATCTCCCAAACCGGGCGATGCAGGCAGAGTGATTGTTACTGTTGAAGAACTTACATCTACTATTAATCTATCTCCTGCTGAAGCTGTATAGTCGGCTGTTTTTTCTGTCCATGCAGATAAACCACCTCCACTTCCTCCTGATTGATTACTCCAGGATAATACTCCGCTACCATTTGTTGTTATTACTTGTCCGTTGTTTCCATCTGATGCAGGAAACTGCTGTGTACCTATTTTAAATGTAGATGTTTCTATGTCACTTGCTATTAAATTATTAAATGTTGCACTAATATCAGTGCCAGAATCAGCTATTGATCCTAAATCAAAATTTTCTGTAATAGTATCTGTAACTGCACCTAAGTCACCATTCAGCCAATAAGATTGTGTAGTTTCTTGTGCTAATGTTACAATAGTGCCATCAGTTTTCTTAGAGTACAGTTTAGCGTCTGCTAAGTTTACTGCCAGTTCACCTACAGCAAGGTCACTTGCTCCAGGTGCTGAAGAAGCAGTTTCACTTCTTTTTAACTGTATTACTGTTGACATTAGTTCAACCTAGTACCCGACGAATCGTAAACTACTATATCTACTAGTGTATCCCAATCTGTAGATGAAGCTCCAATTAATCTAGTAGTAGATCCTGCAGGACAATCAATCGCTGCATTCGCACTACCACCGTTAATAGTTCCGCTTGTATTAGGATAAATTTTTATGTTTACACTAGTGTCATTCTTAACTGTATATGTCACACCTGCTGAAGCAGTGGGAAGTTTTACTCCCTGATTGGCTGTTGCGGTTGTGACAACATTAAATGTTTTACTTAGTGCGGTTGCTCCTGACTGATCTGAACCCGCTGCTGTTATAGAAGTATTATTTCCAACAGTCATGTCGTTTGTTAATACTAACGAATCAAGAGCAAGTCCCGATCCTGAAGCTGTTATTGAAGCTCCCCCGAGTTCTATAGAGCTACCACTCAAATATAAATCTCTCCATTTTGCACCTGATGAACCTAAGTCATAAGTTACATCAGCGCCAGGTAAAACGTGTCCTGTTACTGTAACATCGCCACCTGCTGTAATTGTGCTAGAAGCAGAAATTGTAGTAAATGAACCTGCAGCTGCTGTGGTACCTCCAATTACTGTACTATCAATCGTACCGCCATCAATGTCAGGAGTATTAATATCCGGTGACGTTAATGTTTTGTTTGTTAAAGTATCTGTAGTAGCTTTACCTATCAGTGTATCTGTAGCAGCAGGAAGTGTAAGAGTTACATTGCCGCTGTAATCACTATGCGCTGCTGATTGTAGTTGTGTATAGTGAGCATTAGTAACTTCACAATAGAATTTGATATTAGAAACAGAACCACTATTTTTAAGAACAATCTCACCTGATTGAATGTCAACATTACCATCTAGCCTTACAAGTCCTGTGCCGTTTGGAGTAATGGCAATATTGCCGTTGGAGGTACTAACAAGACCATTACCATTTACGTCTAGATCACCACCTAACTGTGGTGTAGTATCCTCAGAAACATTTGCTAAAAATGTTGAACCAGAATCATTTTCAGTTACAATATCGTAATAGGTACTACCATCTTCAGTAACTTGCCATTTATCATCGGTTTCATTCCAGCGCAAAGCTACATTTGTAGATGTTCCTCTCTCTACTTCTATACCTGCATTTTGACTAGGTGTACCTGACTCATTATTATTAAGTACAATAATATTGTCATCTATTGTAAGTGTTTCTGAATTTACAGTAGTGGTTGTACCTGAAACCGTCAAGTTTCCTGTTACTGTTAAGTTGCCTGATGCAGATATGTTTGTTGAAGTAATGTCATCTGAAGTCAGAGTACCATCGACTTGCACGTTATTAAATTGAACATTCGAGGCAGTGCCTACTGCTTGCCCTATACTAATTACACCAGAAGAAAATGTTACACCAGTTCCTCCTGAAAGATAACTTTCTACATCTGAATCTGCATACTGTGTAATTGTTGTAGCTATTGTACCACTTGAAATTGTAATACCTGTACCTGCACTAAAATGCGCTCGCACTTCTGAAGCACTGGGACCTGTATATGTGATGACGCCTGTACTGCTATTATAAGCTAAAGAACCATCGCCCCCAGAATCAGTTACACTTACTAGTCCTCTTACTTCTGAGTCAGTTCTTTCAGTAAAACTAAATGCACCAGTACCGCTGTTGTAACTTAAATCGCCACTTGCACTTACAGCTGCTCTAGATCTAGTATCAGTGTAGTATAAATTGCTACTACCTTCTGAAACATCATCAGTATCTAGTCCTGATGCACCTGATAAATTACTACCGCTTGCAAGTGCCAGTTCAAAACCACCCGCTGTAGATCCATCGTGTACAACCAAAGTATCCTTTGTTGTATTAACGGTAACTTCGCCCAAAGCACCCGTAAAAGACGAATGCTCGGCGGTGGTTCCTCTTCTAAGTTGTAATACTGTAGGCATTTATTAAGTCCTATTCAAAGTCTAATGGCTCTTCAGTTTTTTGTAATTCTTCAAGTTTCGCTTTCAAACTTTCTATTTCCTTGTTTGCTACATTGAGTTTAGACTGAGCTAAAACTAGCTCCATAGTTCTATCATTCAAGTTACTAGCCAAACGATTAATGTATTCATTAATTAAATCATTATTTTCCATAATTTACCTCATAGTTTATATTTAGAATGTTCCGCAATCAATATCAGCAAATCCAGGAACTCCGCTTGAATTTGCAACTAATATTTGCCCTTCAGTACCAGCTGCTGTTACGTTCAATGCACTCGCACCGTTACCGTAAAGAACACCATTGCTCGTAAAAGTGCTTACACCTGTACCACCATCAGCGACTGCAAGATCAGTGATACCTGTGATAGAACCACCTGTGATTGTGGTATTATTATCTTCTAAGTTAGCAACAAGGGTTCCTGTTGTAATAGTAAGATTACCTGTGCTTGCACCTGTAAATGATCCAGTACCTACAATAAATTTGTCTGCACTTTCGTCAAAACCGATAAAGGCGTTATCACTATCACCTCTTTCAAGTACAAGACCTGTGTCATTAGCAGGTGAACCTGTAGTTCCATTACCCAATTCAATAAGTGTGTCAGAAATAACAGAGTTGGTAGTTGCAAGTGTAGTAGTTGTACCATTTACCGTTAAGTTACCTGTTACAGTAGCATTACCACTTACAGCCAAATCATTAAAGGTAACATTATCTGTTGTTGCTACTGCTTGTCCTGTTGAAATGGTAACAGTGTTATTTGTTACCGCAGTAGTAACACCTGTGCCACCCGCAAAGGTCAGTGTTTCACCGTTATTAAAAGTATCTGTAGCAGGAGAGCCAGCGTTATCAGAAATTGTAAATGATGTAGCAATAGAAGCTGTGCTAGCTGATGTTAAACGACCTTGTTGATCTACTGTAATTACAGGAACAGAGGTAGTTGAACCATATGAACCAGGTGTTACCGCTGTATCATCGAGGTCAATAGAAAGACCATTGCCTGATGCTGTAGTAGTAATACCAGTGTCACCAGTGATTGCTAAAGTTTCAGCTTGTTCAATGACACCAGTACCGCTGTCACCACTAAAGTCTAAGTCATAAGCTGCGGCTGCTACAGAATCAACGTATGCTTTAACAGATTGTTGTGTTGGGATAAGTGTTGCACTATCAGACGCCATGTTATCTTCATCAACAAATGCGGTAACTGTGATAGTTCCGTCTGATATTGAACCAAATTGTACTGTACCAGAAGCAGTTATGTTTGTTGCTCCTGTGATAGCACCTGATGCTGCACTTAAAGTTCCGTCTGTAAGTGTAGACCCTGTAATAGTTCCGCCGTTAAAATTACCAGAAGAATCTCTTTTTACAAGAGTGCTTGCAGTGTTAGCATTAGTAGCAGCATTGATAATGTCGGTAAAATATTTACCGCCTATCTCATGTATGACCGCTGAATCGCCTGAGTCTACACTTTCTATATAAAGTTTAGCACTGACACCATCATTGCTAGCGTCTTGAGTATAAGCCAATTCAGCTTCAGCTAACTGCGATGTTGTCGGTGCAGTAGATCCTGAGGATCTTTTTATTTGTATTACTGTTGACATTTAGTTGCCCTCTTTAAAATGTTCCGCCATCTAAGTTTGTAATATTTCCTTGTATCTCAGCTGCTGGTTGAGCTTCCCAATTACCACTAGTGCTATCATAGACTAGTGTATATCCATTTTGTACTCCTGTAACATCTACACCGGTCAGTCCTTCAAACTTTGTAGAGGTTTGTGTTACTGACTGTGCGGTTGTTATTGTACTTACCCTACTAGCTGGGCTTGTACTAGAAACTTTTGTTGTTGTAGTTGCGCTTTGTGGTAAAGTAACGCTAATTGCCATTACTTAGTTACCTCCGGAGTTACAGTTACTATTCCTTCTAAAATTCGTAATGTCTCTACACTTGAAGCTATCTCTACATCATATACATATCTGCCCGCTTTTATAGCAGACGTTTCTGTCGCAGATAATGAAATAGTTATTTCTCCAGTTAAATCAACTTTAGTTGTTGTAAAGTCTGTAGCAGTTGAAGTATAATAACTTTTTCTCATCTGAGATGTTACTGTATAATCAGTTAAATCTTTAGCAGTACCGTCAGTATTACTGAGAGTAAGGGAAAAAGAAAAAGTTTGTCCCTGGTCTATTACTATGTTTTCTACAGTAGCCATATTAGATCTTTATAAGTATTATTGTTCTTTTTATTTATAACATTTTAAAACTGCGATGAAAACTATTTTGACATTGAAATACGGTGATAAATACAGTTCTGATGATGTGAACCGTATTTTTATAGACACAGCAGGTAAGTATAATTATGTTTGTGTGACCGACAATCCTGAGGGATTATTTTCAAATATTTATACAATACCTATTGAAGGCGAGCCTGACGGTCACTGGGAAAAAGTAAAACTTTTTCAATACTATTTCGGCAAAACTCTTTACTTGGATTTAGATGTTGCAATACAAAATGATATAGAACATTTATTTTCTTATCTTGACAAAACACCTGTGATCTGTTATACTTATTGGAAAGATAGAGGTGAAAAACATGGTATGTCTATACATGATTTTCCGTACCACAAAGATGAAAGATGGGCGTACAATTATCTAAGCAACTTTAACTCAAGCGTAATGATGTGGGAAGATGCAAGACATATATATAATTATTGGAAAAAAGATCAAGACTACTACATGGTAAAGTATGCAGGTGACGATAGATTCTTATACCATGAAAATTTTACATTTGAACATTGGCCAAGAGGTGAAATATACTCCTTTAAATTTGACGGAGCAAAATATCAACCTGATGCTACTATAGCACTGTTGAACGGACAAGCAGACTTCCCAAATTTAGTTGAAGAATATTATGATGAACTTCGTATGTATAAAATGGGGCGAAAAGTACACGCCTGACTATGTGAATAATTTGTATCGTATGGTAGAAAGAAACTATACGAAACCTTTTACTTTTACTTGCTATACAGATGACACTGACGGGTTAGAGTGTGATACGCACCCTATACCTGATGATGGTGTTCTGCACCCTAAACATTGGTTTGGTAAAGAAAGTTATTGTTGGGATAGAGCAAAGTTTCTTGTCTTTAATTCACAAGAATGGTTAGGGTATGAAGGAAAGTGGTGTTATTTTGATCTTGATGTTATTATTCAAAACAATATAAACGAAATAGATATACTCGCAAATAAACCTAGACTAATACATTGTCGTTGGCAAGACCCTAAACTAAATCACAACAGGCTGTTTATAGAAATAAGGGGCACCTTCTATAATTCTAGTATGATGTTATGGAACGGTGAACAACTAAAACATATATACCATGATGTGTTAATTAACGACAAAATGGTTTTTACAACCTTTTTTAAAGGTTCAGACAACTATCACTATTGGAGACAACGAAACATTTGGAAAAATATACCTTATGATTGGGTGTATTCTTATAATAGAGGAATGACTTTTCCTGATGATTTAGATGAAAAGTTATATAGACCTAATGCAAAAGTTTGTATATTCAATAAGGATTTGACACCTGACCCTAAAGCAAAGAAACAAATTAAACTTGAAGATTTACAAGACGAGGTATTGCTTTCATTATGGGAGGGATAAGAGTAAATTACGTCTGTTGTAAATGGGGTACTAAATATGGACCACACTTTGTTAATAAACTTTATAACATGGCCAAACGAAATACCAATAGCAATAAATTTGATTTTCACTTTTATTGTTATACTGATATTAGTGAAGGTCTTGAGCCTGACATTAAGGTTATTGAGTTTCCTGATATTCCCAATATTCATCCTAAGTATTGGTTTGGTGATGATAAGTTCAAGTACGGTATGGCTAGGTGTTGGGATCGTCCTAAAACTTTTGTTTTTAATACTCATAATTTTGCTAGTGACAGTCCAACTGGTCGCTTCGTTTTTTTAGATTTGGATGTAATCATACAGGGTGACATGGAACCTATCATTATGTATGATTTAGAACGTCCCACTAAACTTAGAAGTTGGTGGCAAGATCCTCGACCAATGAAAACTAGACAATTTAGATTAGCTCACGGTGCATACACTAATGGTTCTTGTCAGGTTTGGGGTGACGATCAAACAGAAATCATTTGGCAAGATGTGTTGCAACACCAAGAACGTATTTGGTATACTTTTACAGATGGTACTGACAATTACCATAGTTGGCGTTGGGGTATGTTTAGTAAAAATCCACTTTGGGGACACTTTCCAAGTTGGATGGCATACTCATATAACAGAGGCAGAGATTGGGAAGCCGGAGACTTAGAAGTAGATAAATATCGCCCAGATTCTATATTATGTGTTTTTAATATTGACCTACTTCCTTTTGAAGATTCAAGTAGAGGCAAAACAAAACAAGATCAATTAGCAGATCCAAATCTGTTGGAGCATTGGAAATGATTAGCATTTATACTGTGAAATGGGGTTTGAAATATGATTCAGATCACGTTAATATGATACACGAAATGTGTAAAAAATATATTACTGAGGAGTTTGACTTTTATTGTCTAACTGATTGGCCTCATGGATTAAATCCAGACATATTAACTATAGATTTTCCTGAAGATAACTATTATGAAAAATGGTGGAATAAACTATATTTGTTTGATCGTTCAGTAGTTACACAGAAAGGTGAAAAATTATTTTTAGACTTAGATGTTGTAATACAAAACAACATTGATTGTATTGTAAACTATGACCCAGGTGATAGTTTAACTTTTGTTAGAACTTGTTGGCACAATCTTAAAAAAATGAAACGTGATGTTGTTGACATTCCTTGGGCATATACTGAATTAAACTCATCTGTGTTACGTTGGAACGACCGACTAAATATTGATAAGATTACTAAGTTTGTGCGTGACTATCCTTCGCAAATGTTTTTTTATTATCGTGGATTAGATAATTTATTTGGACACCAGCGTGAAAGATTATTAAAAATAGATCACTTCCCAGACGGCTGGGTATACAGTTACAACAATGGTTATATATGGCCTACTGACATTGACCAACATAAGGTAAGAGATAACCTACTAGTATGTTTATATGATTCTATGGAGCGACCAGAAGATGTTAAATTATAATTTTTTGAATAACTATAAAAATTGGGGTGATGGTTTAGACAAAATGAACCATGAAATGCCCTATAAAATGGAAGATTTTCGTAAATCATTGAATCCAAATAGTATGGAAGCCAGTATTTGGCTTGTAGAAGAATTACAAAAACACGTTGAAAAAGACGATTTAAATATTACTGTTCTTAATTCTTGGCTAGGATTTCCTCTTGTTCCGTTACTATGTGAAAATTTATCTGTCGAAAAAATAAATCTTATTGATGTAGACACTGATGCTTTAGAATTGTCTAAAGTATTTAATAAGTATTATGCTGACTCAGGCATTGATTTGAATCATATTAACTGGGACATTCCTTTTGCTTTTCACGATGTCAATGCAATGGAAACTGATGTTGTGATTTCTATAGTGGCTGAAACAATGTACCCATTAGAAGAAATGACTACTGCAAATCCTGATTGTATTTTTGCTGTACAATCATCTAATGTTTTTAAAGAAATGTATGGTATTAACTGTGTTGATAGTATTGAAAATCATATAAAAAATGTTGGCGTTAAAAAGTCTTTATACCAAGGTTCAATCAAACAAAAATACTGGACCTTTGATGGGCTGAACGAATTTGATAGGTTTATGGTTATTGGAAAGAAGTAGCGTCTTCTTCAGAAATATCCTCAATCATACTACGCCATATTTCTAGATGTGGCACAACAAACCCTAAAGTGATACGAGGCTCATAGGACCCGGCACAGTGATAATAAACTTTGTCGGGTTCTCTTCCTCTGCCATAGTATCCTACTTTACAAGTCCAACCGGGCTTGTCTTCCATAGTAACTATTTCTTTTGTCAATGGATCCCTGTAACGAAAAAATCCATTTCCTTCTTTAGAGTATGACAAAAGAATATTATATCCATTGGCATTCCAGTTGTTATGCCAACCCATGAAACCATTGGCAGGGTAAAATACATTTACTGCTTGATTACGAGCACCTAAGTACGCACATAATTCCTCTGCTAATTTATTTCTTTTTTCTTTATGCTCTTGCGGTGAATTTTCAGATGTGTTTATGTCTACAGACAAAACTCTCTCAGGAAATCCTATGTGCTGCCCATCTTTATCAACTATCTCTTTCAAATACTCTTCGCCGCAAGCCTCTTCTAATAGCATACCCTGATGCCTATCTTCGCTATGGGCTATTTCTACGAGTTTAGTCAAGTCAGACTGAAAAAACCAATCACTATAATCAGTAAGTATTTTCAATACTTCTTCATTTTTTATATCTATCCATCTCATGGATTTAATTCGCCTTTAGGTATCGTGTGATGATATAATACTATATCTTGCCCTTGCAGTTCTTCATACCTATAACCATTAATAAAATTCCAACGTGCATCAGGTTCTTCCACGTAACCCCATTTGACATCATGTCCCCCGTATGTTAGTAACCTCCACATAGTAAACGTATCCCATTTTACGCACTGAGGAGGATAGTGCATAACATCAAAGTCAGGTTCTCTTTGTTTCAAATATTCAGTCCACCAAGCACCCATTAAATCCATTACTGCTGGAGTTTTACGATAAACAAAAAATCCACAGTGGCAAGTCATTTCCTCATCTGCTGACAATTTAGTCAGTGCTGCATTATAAGGTCTGTTTTTAGTAAATACAATATCTTTATCTTCAGGAAGTATGTCGAAAATATTTTTTATGTCTTCATGCTCACACATCATATCTGCGTCAAGATAAGCTGTAATATCATATGGTGTTTTTTCAAGAGCCCAAAGTTTTGCTCTGATATGATCCGGTATACCCTCAGTAATTACATTATTGAATAACTTAAAATCTTCGGGTTGTACCCATTCTTCATGGGTAAAAAAAGTAATATTAGCGTCAGACCAAAAGTCTCTTATTGATTCTGCTAACAGTTTAGCATACTTATAAAAACCTTTTTGTTTTGAAGCTACAATTACAAAACCTTTAGTTAGATTCTTCTTCGGCATTTTCAATTTCCTGCATCAATAATATAGAACAATATGCTTGAACTTCCATTATACTTTTAGATTTTCTTATAAGTCTTTTTAATTTAGTATTTTTTGATTCTTTTACAGCATCAATTTCAAATGCAGATAATTTTGCTGCAAATAATGCTTCTTGTTTCGCTCTAGATTGTTGAGCTTCTCTTCGTTCAGCTTGTTGTTTTATTCTTGTATTTCTTCTGTCCAAACCTCTTTGAGTGTTTTCATCTATTTCTTCTTCGGTAAATTGTTGTAAAACAGCAATCATGTCAGGATTAGTGCCATCCTTATCCTGAATAGATGCCATAGACTCCTTACCATTAGGAAATTTTATAGTAACAATTAAATGCCGATTTTCCTTGTTAGACCAATAAGGATTAAGATATTGTTTTGCCGGAGGGGTGTCTTGTATCGTTGTGACTTCAGAATCAACAGATATCTCTGTCATAATTTAACTCCATAATTAAAATAATGTAATACTATATAGTCAAGTTTTAAGCAGTCCTCAACCATAGTTTGATCGTAGAAACATTTTCTGTTGTAGCTTGAATAGTTGCTGCTGTATATGTACCGGTGTACGCACCTGTAAATGTTCCTGTGTATGCACCTGTAAATAAACCACTATATGCAGAAGTTCCTACAAAGTCTCCAGTAAAAGCTCCTCCAAACTCGTTTGTATACACACCAGTATATGTTTTAGCACCTGTGAAAAATCCTGTGAAATTTCCAGTAAAAGAACCAGTGTAAGAGGTTGGGCCGGCAAACCCTGAGAAAAACGGTGTAAATGCTTGTGAATAAACGCCTGTGTAAGTTCCAGAGTAATCGTCAGTTCCTGTAAAATTTCCTGTAAATTCTCCTGAGTAGGACCCGGTATAACTACCAGTGTACGTTTTTGCTCCAGTAAAACTGCCAGCAAAGTCTTGCGAAAATGTTTGGTCAAAGTTTCCTGTAAAACTACCCGCATAATCTGAATCTGCTAATTCGTGTCTTGTATCAGTAAATCCAGCAGTGTCTCCCATTTGTGTCCAAGTGCCTGTTTCTGATGGAGTGCCTGACTGTACAAGATAACATCCTACACCTGGTGTAGTTGCGTAATCTTCAACAATTCTATTTCTAAAATTGGGAACCATTTGTTCAATTTGAGCTGCGGTCATCATTTTAACACCGCTGTCGAATGTCAACGAGGCTAGATCACTATTTGCGGATGTAGTCGGAGCAGTTTTTTGCCAAAGTTGTATAGTGTTTGTATCACCATCAACTTGAGTATCTGAAATAGTGTAACGGGATGTCCAAGTACCACCAGAGGGAGCAGAGGCTGCTAAGTGAAATTGTCCTACAGTGTAGTCAGTTTCAGTAACCATATCAGTGATAACTTTGTCTAATATGTCTGTATCTAACTCAGAGTCTGTAAACTCATTTAGTGAATTAGTATCATATCCTAAAGCTCTGTTAGTAATACTTTCCGAGGCAGCTGAAGTAACTTGTTTGAAATAGTAAGTAGTAGTTGATAAAGTTCCTGCTGCTGGGTGTGTACCTACTGACTCTGTTCTTTTAGTATCAGCAAAAGTTCCTATCGCCGAACCACTAAGAGCATTTGCAGTGTCCATATTGAGATCACCTGTTAAGGTTCCATCCCAATCGTCTGCATATTTGTTTGTTATCACATAGGAAAGATACTGATTAATTTCAGTATCAGTCATTTCCTGCAAGCCCTGAAAATTTGAAGAGCTAGGAGGGCTTCCTGATGCTTTTACTCTTAATGGTCGCATTTACTTATCCTTAATTCAATCTTGTTCCGGACGAATCATAAATCACTGTTTCTACCATAGTGTTCCAGTTTGTAGAAGTAGTACCGATCAGTTGTGCTGTAGCTCCTGCAGGAAGATCTATTGCAGCATTAGCAGTACCACCGTTTATTGTGCCCGATGTATTGGGATATATTTTTACATTGACTGTTGTTCCATTAACTACATTATACCACAGGCCTGCCGCCGCTGTAGGAAGTTTTACACCTTGATCTGTAGTTGCAGTCGTAACAACATTGAAAGTTTTAGTCAATGCTGTTGCTCCTGATTGGTCAGTACCTGCCGCCGTCACCGCCGCAGTTATAGATGCTGTGTGGTCTCCAGTTGATGTTAAATTCACTGTAGCTGTGTTACCTGAAGTATCTACAGTAAATAACGAACCATTTACATCAATACCTGCATCTAAAGAGGCAAGTCCAGAAGCATCCAAAGTACCAAAAGCAGCATTATTGCCGGACTCATACTTATCGGTATTTAAATTGGTAAAGTTAGTATCCACCTCATTATTTGTGAGAGGACTACCTTTTGTTGATCTTAATGTTATTGTTGACATTTAACTATCCTTTGGAATTTATAGCATCTAAAATTTGTTTCAAAGAATCCTTTATTTCAGTTACTTCGTTCTTAAGATTATTTATATCCTTAGAATACTGTTCTATTTCTTTTTTATTGTCTCTTCTAATTTCTCTAGCACGTTTATACTCAGCCAGGGCGTGATTATCTGTGTTTAACAACGCTTTAGAATGTACACTTCTGCGAAAACCTTTTTCATCAGTTTTCACCCAAGCATCACCGTGTTTTAAAGTTTTTGATATTTCTCCTAAATTCATAGTTATGCCTGTAGCGCAAATGCTCTCAATCCTGCTGATTTTGGTATCTTAACACTAGTAGAATTAGTATGTACAATCTTAACTGCAAAATATTTATATGACGTAAAAGTAACTGTTGTAGTTGCAGGAGTTCCTAAAGTAGCCGCTACACTAGGCGAACCGCCTGTCAATGTCGCAGTGATAGTTCCTCCAGTGTAACCTCTACCTGGATTAGTTATCTTAATTTCTGAAACCGCTCCTCCACTCAATATAGCTTCTGCTGTTGCTCCATATCCGTCACCAGTATGTGTTATAGTTACTGTAGGAGCTGAACCATAACCTGAGCCGCCTGATGAAACTCCAATGGATGAAATTCTATCTACATCATATTCAAATATACCAGAACCATTTAGTCCAGAAGTAGTAGATCCCTTGTCAGGTATTTTGTAAACATATTCTGCAAATGTTTCTGTAGACACTAGAGGTGACGCTTCAAGTTCTAGTTGTTTCCAATAAATATCATCATTCATTTCACCGTCATCTTCTTTAGACATAAACTTGCCGTATACACGAACACCACCTGTTGATGGTATTGCGTTATCTAAATAAACTTTCATGTCCTCTGCATCTTGTCCGTCAGCTAAAACGATAGTCTTAGAAATATACTTCATGGTAGCACTACCGCCAAATCTTACTTCTTCGTTTGACGCATCATTGTTAATAATATTTTTATACACACCCATTGCCATACTAGACATATCTATCATAGGTGAAATATTATTATTCTCCGATCTCAAAACAAATTTAGCTGTTGCTGATTTGTTTCCAGAATAACTAGCAGCTTCATTTGAATAACTGTAAATTGTTTTTTCTGTGTCTAGTTCTACTGTTTTGTTGATTGGCATATCTACATATGTGGATCCCACTGAACCCGCTCCCGTATCAGTCAAAGCAATAGTTCTAGTGATTGTTCCTTTGCCACTAGGATTAATTTCAGATACTTTACTAACATAAGCACTCACAACACGATCTTCTATAGAACTTATTGTTCCATATGTGTTAGTAGTGCCTACCAGTGTCTGTGCAGGATTAGATGCAGTATTTGATGAATAAAATCTACCATCAGTAACCTGTACTTTAAAAGTTTTGTACTTTGCCTCAATGAATTTTACAACACCTCTATTCAGTGTAGCAGTAACCACAGCATCTGTTGTCGGAGAACCACCTGAAAGTGTAACTGTAATACTAGATTCTGAAGTAAATCCTGAACCCGGGTCAGTCAAAGTTATTGCTGTGACTGCTCCTGCTGTGACTGTAGCTGTTGCAGTTGCACCTGTTCCTAATCCATTGGCATCTGCTATAGTAACAGTTGGAGTAGATCCGTATCCTGCCCCTGCATTGCTGATAGTAAATGTAAACCCGTTTATAGCATCTCCTAAACTGAAACCAGATTTTGCTCCTGTTTCCCATCCACTATCAGAAAATTTCAACCAATCGTAATTTTTAGGTTGTACTGTAAGTGTTTGATCTTCACCTGTCTTAAAAGCACACCTAGTGACAACAAACATTAGATCCTCGTCTTGATGAGGAGTCCAAGTTTTATTATTTGCTGAAGTAAAGAATACACCACCATGAGCTTGTTTTGTGATTGTCTGAGTAGTTCCAAAAACAGTTTCACCGAGCTTACCTGTGTATGCTATATAGTTTGGATCATCAGCATCTGGTACTAACACAATTGCATATTCTTTATCATTTTCTAAATGCACCAAGTTTCTGAATTTGAAAGTAGTTGCAATAAAATTATGAGTGCCGTCAGCATTAGTGCTAGAACAAAATACTTCACTTCTTCTTAAATGTCTACTACCATTCGGCACAACTGTAGTGCTAGGTGCACCATTTACAACTTCTCTTATTTGTAATGTAACACCGTTATTGTTTCCTTCAGCAGGAACGTGTCTAAAGTAAACTTTAATGTTAGGAACAAACATACCACCTTTCAATCCGGTTACAAAGAAAGTTTGTGCTATAGGATCTGCTCTACCGCAGTTTTCATCAATAAAAAAGTCTCCAGCTTCCAAATTTATATCAAAGTCGTAATTAATTGTTCCTGATGATATTGTAGCACCTACTTGTGCAGCAGTTGTTGCTTTAGTTGTTAAATTAGGATCTGTTGAAGCATTGCTTAATGTCGCTATATATGGATCATATCCTTTATCTTGAGTTATTAACAGTTCAATAATAGATTCAGTTGCCCCTTCAGTGTCCGTATCACCATTCAATTGGTGATCGAATCTTTGACCCTGAGTTTGATCTATAAATGTAGTAAGGATGTCTGAATCAAATCTTGCCACAACTGTGTTTTGAGACCCTGACAATATGTTCTCTAAAGTAACTGAGTCGTGTACAATTATATCAGGCCCCGGAGGCGGTTCATCTTTCATACAAATACCCAGCGTAGAATTGTAATAGTATCCTTCGTCACATATAGGATCTGCTGCAGGCACACAACTTGCATCTTGCACTGTAACAGTATATG